ACTGGAGTTCAGACGTGTGCTCTTCCGATCTCCAGCAAGCCTCGACTCCCAGTGATCCTCAAGCCGCGCCCTGACGGCTTTTACCGCGTCAGAAAACCCTTCCTTTTCGCCGTAGCGCAGCAGGGTTTCTCGGGTCATGCCGAGGGCCAGAGCTAGACCATTGACGGTGAACGGCTTGTCCTTGGCCTCCCTGTCGGCAAAGTACCTCTCCGCTACCTCGGTGAACTCTTCCGGGGTATCGAAGATCGGTGGGCGGGCCATATCACGCAGTCAGGTTCGTGTAAGGCGCGCAGCTCACATCCACCACGCGCACAGCAGAAAGCGCCTCGCCATTGGCAAGGGTCACGGTGTTCTCAAGGCATCCGTCACAGGTCGGGGCAAGCTTGACCGTGGCCGTCGTGCCGCTCAGCGAAGCGCCAGAGAGCGTCCCTGCTCCCGAATACGTCCATGTACTGGCGCTAACGGTGGTGGCCCGCTTTTCAGCCTCTGCGGCCCACTTGTTGGTGACGATGAGGGTTTCCCCGTTCATCGCCTGAATGTCTTTAAGGCGCTTGCTCATCAGGACTGTCCTTGTCCTCAGGCTTCTGCGCCTGTCCGAAGGTTCGTTCCCAGTTGTCGGAGAACGTCTTGGGGTCCACGGTAAAAGGTCTAGGGGCTGAGCCCTTACCGCCGTCGCTCATTGCTTCCGGGGCCTTAAAGCTCTTCCACATGGCGGTTACTACCGCGACAAGGCACTCGCCCCATACGCCACCGAAGATCATTGCCTCTCCACCCTCAAGACTTCTTGGAGTCGCCGGATTTGATCGTCCTGTCGCTGGACGATGGGGTAGCTGGCTCGAAAAAGATCGAGCGCAACTCCTGCGCACCCGTTGGCGGTTGCATCAGATTGGCTGGCACGGGTTGCAGCCTCATTGGCGAGGCGCTGTGTTGCCCACTGGTCGCGCAGCCGCAGATTGCCAGCGCGCAGCTCAGCGATAACGCCATCAGCCTTAGCTTTCGCATGCTTCTTGTCCTGTTCGTACTGTTGGGCGATGGCCTGGAATTGCTCGGCTTGGGCGTGTTCGGCTGCCCTAGCCTTCTCCGATGCCTTCAGACTGGCGTCCAGTTGGGCTGCTCGCGATTCGGCCTGATGCTGACGATCAGCGGAAACAGCCAAAGCCCCACGAAAGTGCATGGCGAACATCA